ACACCGTTAGGATCTAATACAACTGTTGTTTTCTTTTCCATATTATAAACTTTTATTATGGTAAATATAAATTATTTAGATATCAAACAGAAATTATCTGATAAGATATTTGAAACAGGCTGGTACTTTGTAGAAGATTATCTATTCACTGATGAGTTCCAAAAAACTTTAGAGTATCTTGTTAATGATGTTAACAATGGTAACAGATTTACACCGCAAATAAAAAATATTCTAAAACCATTTGAAGAATGTCACTTTGATAATACCAAAGTAATAATTGTAGGACAAGATCCATATCCAAACATTGTATTCAAAAACAATAAAGGGTATAATGCAGCTGACGGTTTAGCATTCAGTTGCTCTATAACTAAACAAGAACAATCATCTCTATCAAAAATGTTTGATGTATTACAAAAAAGTAATTCAGATTACAATAGAGATCCTGACTTAACAAGGTGGGCTAACCAGGGTGTTCTACTTATTAACACTGCTCTAACAACTAAAATAAATAACGTTGGAGCACACTATCATATATGGAAAGATTTTATTGTCAAACTAATAAAGCATATTGATAAAGAAATGGATGATGTATTGTTTGTTTTTATGGGTAGAAAGGCTGAGAAGTTTGCACAACTACTTGCTAATCAGAAATATATATACTGTCCACACCCCGCATCTGCTGCTTATAATAACACTGATTGGAATTGTGATGATGTGTTCAATAAAATTAATTATAAACTAAATAAGTTTAATAAAGATTCTATATTGTGGTAATTTTTTATTATATTTACTAGGCAAAACTATAAGCTATGTGGGAATTTTTTAGAAAGATACAATCATATAGAATCACCCCTAATGAATGCCTATTCTTATTCTCAATAAGAGAAAGAATAACTGTCAAGTACTTAGATGGCAATGAAGCTGTGAACTTGGTTATAAAAAAACATATTAAGTCTGATGACAATGGTAGAATAATTCTAACTGAAAGTGGAGAAAAGATAGTAAATGAGTTAGAAAAATACTATGGTCACAGAACTAAAAAGTCTAACAAGAAAGTAATGGGTAGTCAGTTTGAAAGTATGATAACAAAATACAGAGAACTGTTTCCTAAAAAAAAACTACCGTCCGGAAAGTTAGCACGTAATAACATAAAGACATTAACGGAAAATTTTAAATGGTTCTTTGGCACCTATGATTATTCATGGGATGAAATCTTAAAAGCAACAGAAAGATATATCAAAGAGTATAGAGAAAAAGATTGGCAGTACATGAAGACCAGTCAGTATTTTATAAGCAAGCAGGATAAGCATAAGATAAAAATATCAGAGCTTGCTGATTACTGTGATATGATTAGAGATGGAATAGAAGATATTGATAATTACTTTAAAGATACAGTTGTATGATGAAATATATAATAACATATGAGTTTAATAATTGTATAAAAGAAAAATCATTTTCTAATTGGTATGAAGCTATGAAATCTTACTGCCATATATCATCATCAAAAATTTATAAGAACATAAAAACAAACTTAAAAATTGATAACTTAATATTAGAAGCTGTAGAGTATAACATGCAGCTTGAATACGAATTAAATAATGCAGAGAAAACATGAATGGCAAAGCCAGCATGTTGATTACAATGAAGCATTAAAGTACATGAAGAGAAGGCAAGAAGGTACTGAGAAAAGTATATACACTCCTTGGCCTAAATTCAATGATGCAGCATTAGATGGACTTGAATGGAACACTACAACTATTATAGGTGGTAGACCAGGTGCAGGTAAAACTCTCATAAAAGATCAGATAATTAGAGAATCTTTTGTACTCAATCCAGATGATGATTATAGAGTTTTAGAATTTAACTATGAAATGGTAGGTAAAACATCTGCCATAAGAGAGTTCTCATCTATTACCGGTAAGACATATAAAGAATTATGTAGTGCCGGCAGCACATTAAAATCTTCTACCTTTAATGAATGCTATCAATATGCAAAGCAACGGGTTAATTACCCTATAGACAAAGTCAATAGACCTATGACTATCAATCAAATGAGAGAACAGATTGATATGTATATGGAATACCATAAAGGCACTAAGACTATAATTACATTAGATCATACATTGCTTGTAAAGAAAGCTCCTTATCATGGCAATAGCTCACAGTCAATGCTATTTGAGTTGGGAGAATTTTTTACTGAATGTAAAAGAACATATCCTTGTTTATTCTTAATCTTGTCACAGCTTAATAGAAACATAGACAACCCTGATAGAGCTGTTAATGGCAAGTATGGCAACTATATTTTAGAGTCAGATATATTTGGATCAGATGCTATGCTACAACATGCTGACATGTTAGTAGGTATCAACAGACCAGCCAAACAAAAAATTAAATATTATGGTCCAGATAAATATATAATTAAAGATGACAGAACATTGGTATTTCATTTTCTAAAAGCTAGGAATGGTAATGTTAGAATGTCCTTTTTCAAAGCAGAATTTGAAAACATGAGGGTTTCTGAGATGGCTACTCCTGCTACACACAATTATTAATATGATTAACACAAAGCAAATGACTCCTGAAAGGAGGAAAGAATTAATTGAAGATCTAAGAAAGGAACACCAACCTTACTTTGATAAGATTGGAAAGTCTAATGCTATCTTTCTACCTAAGATGGCCTATAAACCAAGTGGTAAAGATGATATACATATATCATTCTTTGAATCAGAATTAAAAAAAGAGTGTGACATATACACAGAGTTTGTTGATATACAATATAATCCTGAAGATCCTAAAAGAACATTGTATCTTGTGAGGTACAATCCTTTTTGGCAAGAAGAATATGAGATTATAAAAAGCAAATCTGGATATGAAAGACACTTTATTCCTGTAAAAGAAATCAAAGTTATTAATGACATGAGTGACAGGTTGAGATACAAACCTGTTGAGACTGCTATAAATACAGAACCAATAGCGGCTATAGAAACAAATGATAATATGGATAATCTAATCAAAGCATTAGAAGATATCAATTACTCACTACAAACATTAATTCACGTAATAAAAAAGAAGTAATGGCACAATCAACATTAATTATTGGCAATTCAGGTTCAGGTAAGTCAACATCATTTAGAAACTTGGACCCAAAAGAAACATTTATTATTAACCCAGCAAGTAAATCTTTACCATTTAAAGGGTGGAAAAAGAAATACACATTACTATCTAAAGAAAATCTTAAAGGCAATATGAGTACTGTATATAGTGCTCAAGGTATTATCAAATGCATGCAGCATGTTTCAGATAAAATGCCACATATTAAAATACTTATTATAGATGACTTTCAATTCATGTCTTCATTTGAGTACTTTGAAAGAGCAAATGAAAAAGGTTATGATAAGTTTACACAGATAGCTACCAACCTTGCTTCAGTAGCAAAACTACCAATCAATCTTAGAGATGACCTATATGTATTCTTTATGACTCATTCAGAAGAAATAGATATCAATGGTGTTAAGTTTGTAAAAGCTAAAACAGTTGGTAAAATGATAGATAATTCCTTAACTTTAGAAGGTCTTTTCTCTACAGTATTATTTTGCACCAATAAAAAACAAGAAGATGGAACTATAGAATATGGTTTCTCTACACAAACAGATGGTGCTAACACATGCAAATCTCCTATGGGTATGTTTGATGATTCATTTATTCCTAATGATATCAAATATGTTTTAGATTGCATGATTGAATATGAAAATGATTAACAAACTTTTTAAATTATAATTTATGTTTAACACAAAAAATATCAAATCAGATGGTGGTAACGCAAGACCAGTAATAGGAGCCGGCAACCACAAAATTAAAATTAACTCTATAAGCTTTGATCAAACACCATATGATAAAGAAGCCTATAAAATTGTATTGCATGTAGAGACTGAACCTATTGGAGGTGGCTTCCAAGGTTTTCTTGTAGATAAGAACAATCCAAATGGTCCAAGGTATGAAGGTCAAGTAGGTAGAGTAAGATTTCAGCAGTATGATTACAAAGACACTGTACTACCTTCAGGTATAGAAATTAAAAGAGATCAATCTGTATTGAAGTCTATGGTATTCCTTGCAGAAACACTAGGCATTAGAGATGAACTTGATAGTGTAGAAGCTACAACTCTATTTGAGTTTATGAATGCATGTAACCAATTGTTTTCTAATTCTAAATTCTTT